TGCCAAACGCTTCGGCAAAAGTTCAAATAGATTCAACGACACAGGGCTTTTTACCGCCGAGAATGACAAATGCGCAACGTACTGCAATTGCTTCGCCAGCGGTGGGGTTAATGGTTTATTGTACGGACGCGGTTGAGGGTTTATATATTTATAAATCAATGGGCTGGACGTTTGTAATATAATTTTTAATATATTTGTAAAAAATCAACAAAATTATGGGAATTTTTGTAAAATCAACTGAAGAAAAAAAAGTAAATATTAAAGGAACGCCGATTGAATTGAAATCGGTTTATTTACGAGTTGAATTCGCTTCGAGAGCGGACGGGCAAACAATGGAAATAGCAAATTACAGTTATTACGATAAACAAGGTTTTAAGGATAACGTAATCGTTCCGACGGATTTACCTGAGGGATCTTTAACGATTAAAATTGAAGCTGGAACGGAACAAACGGCTGAAGTTGCTTTGGCGTATATGGCGGAGGCTTTGAAACAACAAGGCTACGACGTGGAAATCGAAAAAATCTAAGTTATGACTTATACTGAATTGATACAAGCTGGTTTAATTGCTTCGACTGGAATAGTTGGATATTTTTTAAGAATGATTCATTCAGATTTACGCGAAGTCGTTGAAGATGTCGGCAAATTAAAGGGAAAAATTGAACTTGTAGAACAAGAAAGTCGATTAAAGTATCAATCAATACAGGAGCAAACACAATTAGAATTGAAAATGCTTGCAAAAAATGTAAGCGATTTATCGAATGCCGTTAAAGAATTGATGTTAAAATTCACAAAGAAAAATATTGAAAATTATGGGATTAATTCAAATGGGTAACTTTAGAATTCAATGGGGAGGTCAAGGAAACGACAGATTTACTAGAACGCCAAATAATTGGGTAAATCGATTGTTTGGAAGTAATAACGAAAAAGAACAATGGATTACGGTTGTAGGTAAAGAGGCGGAGATTTATAACACCACCGCAGAAGTAAAAATCGTTTTTGACCGTTTCGCCTCCATGTTTTCAAACGGAATTTATCAGGAACTGGATGCGAAAGGTGAAGTAGTTGAAAATTCTGAAATCGTTAAACGTTTATTAAATCCAAATGTTTTGTTGAATGGCAAATCCTTTATGCAAGAATGCGCATTACATTACTTAATTTTCGGTAATCGCCTCACATACACAAATTACGGCTCATCACTATCAGAAATTCCAACGGCTTTATGGAATTTACCAGCAGATAGAATCAAAATGATTTTAACTGGTTTGATTTATGAGCAAATTGACATTGACGGAATTATCAAAGAATATTATTTGGATTACGATAATAATGGAACAAAACAACGTAAAACGTGGCAACCTAGCGAAATAATCCACCACAAGAATATTGACCCATTAAACCCATTGAAAGGTAAATCCGTTCTTGAATCTCTTCACATGGATATTTCAAACATTCGAGCCTCGAAAGGTTTTCAGAATGTTTTATTAACTAAAAAAGGTGCTTTAGGATTTATATCAAATGATTCGAAAGACCAAGTAGGAAATATCCCGTTAAATTCAGAAGATAGACTAGCGTTAGAGAAACAATTTACCGAAACACATGGTCAATTCGATGGTCAAAGTGCTGTTGCATTTACATCAGGAAATACTAAATGGAATCCTACTAGCTATCCTGTGAAAGAAATGATGACTTTTGAGACAATTTCAGAAGGAATGAAACGGATTATCGATTCAGTTCAATTGAATGATAATATTTTCAGTAAAGAAAAATCAAAGGTTCAAGCGAATCTACAAGAGGGTTTAAAAATGGCTTATCAGGATGCTATAATTCCATTCGCAAATGATTATTGCAATAATTTTAGTGAAAATTTGATACTGAAAGAAGGTCATAAAATAGCTTTGAATTACAACCACATTTCAGCACTTCAAAAAGATGATAAAACAGATAATGAAGTGAAAGAAATCAAAGCGAGAGCAGTTAAAACTTATGTTGATGCTGGATATTCTAAAGAACAAGCTTTAAAACTTGTTGAAGAAACTGTTTAGACTATTTTAATTAATCCTTCATTTCTTAATCTGTTACCTAAATAACGGCAACAGTCCATCGTGTGATTGTCTTTATCGACTGGAGTTTCTAAAACGATTCCGTAACGATCGATATCCCATTCGTAATTTTCCAATTCGTATTCAATATTTTCTGAACTATCAGTATAAAAAACTTGAACATTATCTAAAAGGTCTATCCCTTCGATTATCCTACCTTTGTGAGCTGGTTTTGCGTTTTCATATCCACAACGCCTTAACATTGCTATTTTTTCAGGTCGATTATGGTCACAGTCAATTATGGCTGTTTTAGGGATTTTAATACGCTTAAATAACCATTGAACTATACCAACACCATCCGTATCTGAACCTAATTTAATAGAGTCGTCACTACCCATTTTTTCACGCCACTGGTTTTCAGATAGGTAATTATACTCATGAAAATAAATACACCCATCGTAAACTTTGGCACCAACAACAGCCCAGGGGTCTGATTTTCCCCAGTCACAAGCGAAGTATTCTTTTGAATCTAATTTTAGATAAAATTCTGTTGTGCATTTTTCCCAATCGGTAAACACTCTATTTGGTTTTTCAGCTTTCAACCCTAAACCGTAAACACACCATTTAAATTCATTAGCACTTGTTTTAGATTCATTTTGAATACATCGAATAGCTTCTTTGATATGCTTATTTTCGAAATTAAGCTTGTTTTCTTCGAAGTTGTAAGCTTTTAATTCATGTTCACTTATTAGTTTATTTTTAACTAAATAAGACCATTTCAAAGGTTGGTATGAAAGTATTTTATTTCGCTGTTCTTCGGGGCAAAATGGATTATCTTTAAAAGTTGAATCAATTACAATCGTCCTTTCATCTTTTATTATATCTTCTACCCAATGTCCTTTTTTAGGGTTGTAATCAATAAAAACAAAATCACTTGTACGTTGGTCAATTTGGTCAAATGTATCTTTTGAAATTTTGTAAGGCTCGTTAAACCATGCTAAATCCTGAGTTAAACCGTGAACCGTTTCTTCATCATCCGTTCCATGTATTTCAACAGTTGAATCAATTGTGTAAGTAAAAATAGATTCAGTTTTATTAAAGTCTTGGTTTACTTTATAAAGTCTTTCACGCTTCAATGTTTTAAGCATATCGTTTAAAACAGTCTTTTTGCAATCTGTTTTAGTGTCACGCCAAATAGTACAACGTTTATTGCTTTTAGAACGTGAATAGAGGTCGTAAACCGAATCAATGAAATAGTCTTTGACGAGCGAGAAGAGCCACGATTTACGATATATCTAAATTTGTTTTTACCGTCATCAGTTTTTTCGTTAATCGCATTCCAATTCTTTTCAAAAACTATTGTAGCGTTCATTAATCCTCTTCTATTGGTCTGATTATTTTAACCGTTAATTCTGTTTTATTTGATTCTAAAGGCTTGTTGTCAGATGTTACATCTTGTTGGTCTTTTATACCCAATTGTCTAGCAATTAAACTAGGGTTTAGCAACTGAACAGATGCGCCCCTAAAGTTGTGAGCGAAAATAAATTCCTTTATATGCGTAATGATTGGGGCGAAATCGTCATATCTTCCTTCTTTATTCTTGACATAATCGCTTAAATCAGAAATAATTTTATTTATAAAAAGCCATGATTTAATAAATTGTGATGAGTGGTTTTGAATCAGTATGAGCGGTAAAACAAAAAAAGCACCGATTAAAGTGCTTTTTTTTCAATTTCTACTTTAAAATTATTGCTAATTCCTTCCGTTACTGAAAATCTGTTAAATTTAGGGTCAGTCAACTTACTAAGTTCCTTTATTCCGATTTCAATAGCTTTCTCCAACTGCTCGACCCTTTTCTCTAGTTCTTCGATTCTTTCTTTTTTGGTTTTCTTTTCGGGTAGTAGGTTATTTTTATTTACATTTTCTTCCCAAATCAGTTCGTTCGGGTCTTTTGGCTGTTTTAGTTCAGATAATTTATTTAACTCATGATTAGTACATCTAAAAGTTAAAGGTCTGTTTTTCAAACTTACATAGTAAAACTTTTCATCAGTTAAATTAAATTCCAACTCATCGTTTGAGTATATTTTAATTTCACCTTTGTCTGTTTCTAAAATTACTTCTTTTTCCATTCGTTTTAAATTATCGGTTCAACTTCAATTTTTTTAATCGTTTGTTTTAGTAGTTGCATTATTTCGTGCTGTGCTGTTGAGACTTCTGTTTTGCTGTATTCGGTATTGAATGACAGAATGAACTCGTTTTGCTTTTCAGCTTCTGCAATAAATCGTTTCGCGCTTCGTTTTAGTTCGTGTTTGAATAATTTCGGGCATTCTGTTTCTAAATCATCAAAGAACTCGATTAGAAGGTTTGCGAGTGGAATTACAGCGATTATCTTTTGTTCTGTTGTTAGTTGCATAATTTTATTGCATTTACAATTACTACTTTCTCATTGATACTACAAGCAAATTTAGTGTAGTTTACTTTAGTTATTGGATGCCTACTTTCACAAATGAAAGAAACGAAATCGAAGTTATCAAAAGTCAAGTGTTTTCCATTTGCGTTATGTTTTCCACGTTCGTATGAATCTATTCTGTAAAGGCTTAAATCAATATTCCCAAATACTACGCACTTCTTAAAATTGCTTTGTAGTTTGATTTGATTTTCGTACTTCTTGAAAGTGAAAGTTCGTTTTATTCTGCAGTTAGTCCCCGTCCTCATTGTTTTGGTAATTTGGTTTTTTATAAATTCCGAAATGTTTTGCGCCTATACTAATGTTTGAATTTGTTTCTTTTATTTTATATTTATCTGAAACATTCACGTACACACTCTTAACTCTTTACTTCTTCATCGTAGTAGGTGTTTGTTATTAATTGATTATGAATATTATTCCAAAACTTGAAGCCTTGTTTTGATTCATTCCATGTAAAAGAACATATTAAAACCTGTTCAATTGTTTTCTTAAATCTGATGTCAAGAAATTTTTCATCTTGCTTCTTTGCATTCTCAATCGCCAAATCTCGATGTTCTGGCTTTAGTTCCATTAGCCACTCTCTTGCTGTCTTTTCCATGTTGTTAATCTTTAAAAGTGAAATACTTAACCGTTATAAGAGCGCAATTATCTTCTTTCAAGTTATAACCTTTTTCTTTTAATAATTCCAATGCAATTAATTTAGCATCGTCAAAATTATTTGCTACAGCATCAATTCCAGTTGTCATAAGTGGAGCAGTATAAAAAAGCACGTGAAAAAGAGTCTTGTTAAACATTTCGCAACGATAATACATATCGTAAACATCTTTTTCATCGTCAGTTAAGCAACTTACATCAATGCTGTCTAACGCTTCTTTTAAAGTTCCCACGTGCTTATTCAAGTTGCGATTACCTTGTGATTCAATCAGCATTCCGCTAAGTCTTTGTGGCACGTATTTTTCAATCCAGTTCTTAATTTCCATTTTCTTTGATTTTGTTTAGTAATTGTCTAACATCGCTTGCTATTAGATTGTCGCATTTGTATAATTGATTACAAACATCTTCTAGCATCTCCACCATTTCTGCGTGTTCTTGTTTGAATTTGTCGAAATCTTCTGCTGTTTCAACCATTGGAAAATAAGTCTTACCTACTTTACCGTATAACTTGCCTTTATAGTCCATTTACCAATTTATTAAGTTCGTTTTCTATTTGTTGCTTCTTTGATTCGGCTGATTTTAAAATTTCAGGAATTATTGATTTTGGAATATTTATTCTTCTAAACACTTTTCCAACTAAATACTTTTTAAATCCAATCATTAATCTTGATTCAACAATATTTAAATCTTTCATTTGATGGATAAAAAAATTAATTTCCTCCAATTCCTTCTTAAGCCTTTCGTAAGCTTCGTACGGTTGCTCTGCGCTGTTCTGTTTCATAGGTTAATCGTTACTTAATATTATTGGACTAGATAATAATTTAAAATTATTTTTAATCCAATCTGTTCTATAAACATTACTGTATTTAGATTCAAAATTTTCGTTTATAGACATTCCAGAAAAACTATTTCCAGAATGTGTTCCATCAGTAATAATTATATTGCCATTTACTTTGTGAATCAATAATTGTTTTTTATCAAAATCAATATTTTTAAATAATTCTTTTTTAATCTCTACTTTCATATTCCTTTGTTTTCTTCAAAATTACTATTTACTTTTTTTTGTTTGTAAAAATTGTGGCAAGCGGTTTATTTCGCGGATGGGTGGTTAATGGTTAGTTCTTTTCCATAAATTGAATGGTAAAGATTCTGTAACTGATGTAGATATTTAATGTGTCTATACTTTTTGCAATGCCATCCATATCTGATACCAGTTGAAACAACTTTTGAACTCCAATTAAATTCTATTTTCTTTCTACCAACTTTTATTACAATAGTATAATTATTATCTATACCCCCACACCAATTCACTAGAATTTCTTCGGTTAGCTGGATTGGTTTGTATTTCGATTCACTTCCATGAGATTCTATTGACATTAATACATCTAAACTAACTTTTTCATTTTTTCCATTCCATGAGTTATGAATAATGTTTCCAACTCTAAAATCTTGTGCTTTCATATTTCAATTTTTAAACTGTTCAACTTTTTGTTTATCTCGAAAAGCGACTGGTAGTAACTTTACGACTTAAAATTATTTCTTAATATTTCTACTATTTTGTCACGCTCAATTACAGCTAAATCTATTCGTTGCATAATTAAATCGATTCGTTTATCGTCACGTTCTACAATTAATTCATGGCTTAAATTTTGACCTTTAAAGAATAAATTATTAAAGAAATAACAACGATTTGAATTTGTCGCTTTCATTTGTAACTGCATTTGGTCATAATAACTTGGGTCAATTGCTTCAAGTCCTTTTTCAACTAATAGAAAAAACTTTTCTGGTCTCGGACTTTTTATCTCAAGAACTGCATCTATACCCACGATGCCATCTGGACTAGCTCCGCTATTAGAACCAATTGGAAAAAAACTACATTCTTGAACCTCTATAAAATCTAATTCCTTTCGACGTTTAAACAACTCAAATGCAATAGGTTCTTGACTGATACCACGTTGCATATCAAAAGTTGAAACTTCCCATTCCTCATCACGTCCAAATACGATTTCCTGAGCCTTTTTTCTACATAAACTTAAACCAGTGTCTCCTAAACCTTTAACTGACATCAACTTATGAATTTCACTAGCTGTAAATCTTCCAAGTCTTTGTTTATGCCATTCATCTGTTCTCTGTAAATTATCCATTTTCTATTTCTTTTAATTTATTCTGATATGCTAAATGTGCATCGTATTCATCTTTAAATCTACCGATTCTATTTGATTTACCGTTTATAGATATAGATACAGACCATTTTTTTCTTTCATTATCCCAATGAACACCCTTGTATTTGCTTGAATAATTAGATTGAGTTTTAAACGCGTTATATCTAGTTGTTACTATTTGTAAATTTTCTAACCTATTATCTGTTTTAATATCGTTTATGTGGTCTACCACTAATTTCATCCCACAAGGTTTATGGTTTAAAAAAGCCATAGAAACAAGTTGATGTATTCTTAAGTTTTTAGATTTTTTATTCTTGTATAGGACTATAAAACAATAACCATTTTTGTTTATATTGATTTTTAATATTTTACCTTTAAAAAAACATCTATTATTTTTTTTATCAATAAACCTATCCAAACTTTTTACCCTACCTAAATTACTCACCTGATAATATCCTTCATATTCAGGAATATCTTTCCAAATTTCTTTTTGCATAACCCTACGTTATTAAATAATAAACCCCTGCAAATGTTTGTAACGTAGGGAGAACATAACAAATGCAAGGGTTCTAATAAAATCTTTGTAATTTCCTACGTTACAGGTACAAATATAACATTTATTTACAATATTCCAAATACTGTTGTTCAACTTCTGCTGTAATTTGGTACCTAGATTTAATTAAATCAATAGTTGCGTTGGCTGTTTTTGCTTTCTCGAAATTAGCTTCAGTGAAAAATGGTAATTGTTTTGAGTGCAGAATTTGTTTTATTCTTACACCTCCAACCACTTCACCTTTCATTTTTACATTGGAATCGATATACAACTCGATTATCATTCCTTTCCAATTCTCAATAAAACTTGAATTAGATAAATTCTTCAAAGTCTTTGCATTTGTTGAGTTCAAAACAAGTGGCTTAATAGGTTCTTCAAAATAGCAAATATTCGCATCAATTTTGTTTCCTGCAACCTTAGTTCCAAACTCTTGTTTTACTTCTCTAATCGTAAAGATTAATTTATCCCCACGTTCTAAGATTTCATCTAAGTCAATCACTCCTAAGTGGTCTGACTTGTAAACTGTTCTGTAATTTGTTTTACTCATATTACTGTTCTATTGTTATTGTGCCGTTGAATTTCTTGTACTCATGTTTATTAAAACCATCAAAATATTCACCTTGATGTACACTTGAAATATCATTAAGAGATGTTGCGGAAAATTTATCACATTTATATTCACCACTTGTTATTACAATTCTACCAGCATGGTTTATTAAATACTGACCCGCCACCGAGAAATCAATCTCGTTTTCTGTTTTTTCTTTCACTGTTACTTTCATATTGTTTGTTTTTACGAATTTATTTGCTTCAATTTAATAAACTCAGATATTTCACTAATCACTTTCATTGAGTTATAATCTAACTTTTCTACAATGTGACAAATTTGCATAGATAAATCACTTGGTTGCATTGAGTTTGATAAACCTTTGCAAAATCCGTTTAATAAATCTGATTGAACAATATCGTCTGATGTTCCTATCTCAAATCCAATTGGATTCGCCATTTTTTCTACTGTGCTTTTAATCATACTACTTTATTTTAATTATTCAAATTTACTACTTACTACCTTATTTTTCACTTATTTGTGTTGGACGGTTGTTTTTCTGTATGGGCGGTTAAATTTTCTTCAATATTTTTTAAATCGCTTTCTGTCATTTCTTCTTTTTCAAGAATTACACCTATTGCTAATGCTTGCCACATATTAACTTGGCATTCGTGTTTCATTTCTTTTCTATATTTTGACTTTAAACTCATTTTAAAAGTTGCTGATTCTATTTTTTCTTTATCTTCCATGTTAAAAATTGTTACTTGTTTGTGTTATGCTTGTCGGGAAAATATCGTCTTTCTTTTCCTCGATGAAATTATTGTTTGCTTCGGATAAATCCGCCCACTCTTGATTAAGTTCTTCACGGTAGAAAAATTCTATATTTCCAGTTTTTCCTGTTCTATTTTTGCAACAAATCCAAATAGCTAGGTTAGTTAAATCTTTTCCGTCTTCGCCTTGTATTTCGTACTTCGAAGGTCTGTAACACATTAAAACAGTACTTGCATCCTGTTCGAGTGAACCTGATTCCCTTAAATCTGAAAGACTTGGAATCTTTGCGCCTCCACGAGTTTCTACACCTCTATTTAATTGTGACAAAGCAATCACTGGAATATCCAAAGCCATTGCAAGCATTTTTAAACGTCTTGAAATTCCGCTAATTTCTTGTTCACGATTGCTGTTTTTTTCTCTATTACCTTGTATTAATTGCAAATAATCAATAACAACATATTCGAGATTCCCTTTCAAGTGCAAAGCACGGCATTTTGAAATGATACCATCGATTGAAAATATCTTATCAAATATCTGCAGATTTCCTTCTTTTAATTTTCCAGCCGTTTTAAATACTTTGTCTTTTTCAGTTTGATTCAATTCACGTTTCATTATTTTCCATGTGTGAACACCGCTTGTAATTGCAAAGAACTTTTTAATGTTTTGCTTATTACCCATTTCAAGTGAAAAGAAAGCACCTTTAACGTTATTGAGAATTGACATTTTATTAATTATCGATAAAATACTTGTGGTCTTACCCATTCCGGGACGTCCACCAACAATATGTAAACCGCCACGCTCCCAACCTCCAAGCATATCATCAACACAATGTACGTAAGAAGATAAAAACGAACCGTCTTCTATTGTCGGGTCTGTTACGATTTCGAAAACTTCATCAATTGTTTTGTTTAAATCTTCATCTGTATTCATTACATCGTCTGTAATCAATTCCTCAGCTTGTTTAACGAAAGTGTTAATACCCTCAAATACATCTTTATTTTCATTGTGAGCAACTTTTACAAGTCCTTCTGATATATTTACCATTCGGCGTCTTAAAAACGCTTCTGCAAGCGTAAAAACGTATTCATCGAAATTAACTGAGGTTGTAACTTTGTTTGTTAAAGTTGGTATGTAAGAAATTCCAACCTTTTCAAATGCTTCTTGTCTTCGTAATTCCTGAGTAATTGTAACTAAATCAATTTGTTTTTCAGATTCCGAGATTGTTTTAATAGCTTTAAATACAAATCCATTCTTTTCATCTGTGAACATTTCGGGTCTAAGTTTATTAAACGATTCCTCAAATCTTAAATCGTTGTACAAAAGCAAAGAGCCTAAAATCTTTTTTTCTAATTCAATTGTTTCCATGTTATCTTGGTTTTAATCCTAATTCTGCAATAATATCTATTTGTTTTGGGTTTTGAGGTTGTTGATTAGTTTTCAATTCAAATAAACCCTTCCATAAGTTAGAAATTGATTGCTCAATAATTAGCTTTGATTCTTCACTACTACCTTTTGAAAGTTTTTTTAATTTATTTAATGCCGTTTGTTCTGATTGCAACTGTTTATATTCATCTTTGAATTGAATGTATTTAAAGTTTAACCAATCACACCAAATTTGAAATATTGATTCGTTATTGAATCCTGAAAAATCGAGTCCTTTAGATTTAATATTTTTAATATTAAATTTATTTTCATTGTTTTCATTATTATCATTGTTATCTGTTGCCCTTGGTTTGCCCTTACCTTGCCCCTTGTTCGCCCTTGGTTTGCCCTCTGATTGAAAACTATCGTAGTTAATTACTGATATACAAGTATTTACAGAGCTCGAGACTTTGCCCAATTCTCCTGTTTTTTCTAAATTTTTTAAACAGTTTCTAATTTGTTTTTCTGAAAGTCCTGTTTCTTTTGATAAATTAGAAATAGAAGTTATAAATTGACCTCTTTTAATATCAATTCCACGCCATTTAGCATCCGAATGATTAGCCCTAAGCAAGCAATGAATAAATAAAGTTTTAGTAGGTATGTGATTATACCACTCCCAATCTAAAAGCTTTCTATGAAGTAAAATAAAACCACTCATTTAATCTAAAATTGTAGTTACAAACTCGTAAGCTTCCTGAAATAAATCCATCCTGACCCATGTTTTTTCTGCCATGTGGTCAAGCCAATTGCAACGTGGTAACATTTCTAGAGTAATGTCGTAATAAGGGTTTTCGCAAAGAATAGTAAGGTCGTTTAACACCTTCCATTGTGCGTTTT